TGTTCTGTTTAAACTCTTCCAATGTTTATAACAATACTTAACATTAGGTACACGATTGATAACATTCTGTTTGATGTGTTTAGTACAACCTGGATAGGTACATACTTTATCTGACATAACTGTGTAGAATACTTTATTGCTTGTCATTGATTATACTCCTGTTATTAGACCTGAATGTGATATTTATTAATATTAAGAAATGTTAATATATAATCTTAATATTTAAGCCCCGCTGGCGCTCTTAAGTTACTATACATTTAGACAAAATGCAAGTACTTTTTTAACTATTTTTAACTCGATAGCTAATATATTGCTATACTGTGTGAAATGAGATGAATTAGTTAATGTGAAAGGAAGTAGGGTGATTATTAGTCACCCTTTCCCTGAATTAAAACTTTCTATAAGTAGCTGGCATTAATCCTTGAATAGCATCATTCAATTTATTAGCTTCATAATTCATTCCTTTATAAGCCATCTTAGTACACAATAGAGTAGCTGAATCCCTCATTGCATACTTAGCATCCTTGCGCTCTCTAAAGTCAGTACATGATTCTATGATAGCCATCCACTTATCAATGAATGCTTCGACTATAACATCAAATTCACTACCTTCTTTCTTCTGTTCATGGTAGTCTTTAACTGCCTGTTCGATGTCATTTAACTTTGCTTTACTTACTGCTTCTGACATAATACTTCTCCTTTATTATACATTGATTAATTAATTAAAACTGTACACACATATATACAAATGAAAACCTACAAAAAGTTCATATATACAAAACCCTGTTTAAGGGGTACTACAATAGAATAGAACCATGCATACCAATTCAAATCCTAAAAAAGTCCCGATTTCAATATACACTAAATTCAGAAAAATTATATATTGTTTTCTAAATTTTATCACAAAAAAATAAATATACCCGATTAAAAAAATGTCTTGCATTTTTAATAAAATAGTAGTAATTTCTGGTACTTAGTTGCGCAACAAATTGCGTGACATAACTAACAAGTTAATGGAGTAACAAATGTTAAAACCACAACACGGATTCATTGTAGTAACACCAGAATCAGCGTCAGAAGTTACAACTCCTGGCGGTATTATTGTACCACAGACACAGACTGAAAGGAAAGATATATGGTATGGTAATGTTTCTGCTGTAGATGATGATTCCAAATATGAATTAAATGACAGAGTATGCTATGCAAGATATGATGGATTAGTATTTCTTGAAGGTACTATTGAGAAATTGTTAATAAAGGAAGAAGCATTGTTAGGTATTGATATACCACATGAAAGTGATATGGTTAGAAGTGCTGCTACAGTTAAACAAGCCGTGCATAGACCAGTACCTGAGTATACACAAGAACAAATTGATGCTATGTATCCTCCAAATGTAGTTGCACCTGAGGAACAAGAAACACCTTTACAAAATATTAATGTACCTCAACCACCACAACCTGCAGTATCTCAACCAAGAGTTGTTACTGTGGAAGTTCCACCTAAAGTAGAACAACCACAAGTACCTCAACAAGTAATTACACAACAACCTCAACCACCAATAGTAGCACCTGTTGTACCTAATAATGATGCTGATATTATGATGTATAGACAAGCTACAATGAGTGGTGCTATAAATGATTTGGCAACTAAACAGATGGGATATAATAGATTTGCTATTAATCAAGCTGATGTTGTTAATCCATTGAACAGTAATATCATAACAAAGAATGAAAGAGGTACTTTCGTTTTTGGAGATATACCTGTTGAGATTGATAATACCTTAGCTCCCAATAGTATTATGGCAAGAGATGAACTTGGAAAGAATGTAGCTGAAATACGTTTTAATAAGTAATGTCTGAATTAAGAAAACTCACTGCTAAGGAACAACAAGCACAAACATTTGCTGAGTTGAATCCTACAGAAAAGAAGAAAGTTGATATAACCTTTCAACCAACTGTGTATGGAGTTACTATTGATGATGGCAATGGACCAGTTCAATACATATTACCTATAATCATATTTAAACTTATTGCTGATGCTGTAGCAAGTAATCAATATTTGATTAAAGAGATGAATACATTACAACAAGAACTTAGTACAATGCACCAACAAGGGATGACTCCTGTGGAGATATTCCCTAAAATACCCGACAATTTGAAGAACTAAAATGATATATTCTTTGAATGAAATTAATTCTCTGGGTGGACATATTTATCCACCTGGAGATATTACTATACATAGAATAGACAAGTATAAGGTTGATTGGTGTAATGAACATAGCAAGGTTAAGATTGATGGTAAGTGTAGAGTATGTGAATATTATAAGGATAGACGGAAGAACTGGGAACGTATGATGAATCAAGGTGATACTATTAATTTTGGTAGAACTGAAGTAACAAAGAAACGTCAAGTTAAAAAAGCTGTAATGAAAACTATGGATATTTCTGGTAAAAGGTATCGTAAACTACAGAAAGAACAACGAAGGAATGAAAGAAAGAATCCTGTTATTGATAAACATCTTAATAGTGATATTCAAATTAATCCTGAAGTGTATGCCAGACCTATGCCAAAAGAACTTGAGGTTATGCGACCATGATATACTGGTTAGGTAAACATTCAAAGACAATACGATTCTTGTATTGGAGAATAACTGGTATATGGTATTGGGGTATAACGAGTTTTGTTAATGGTGGGAAAATGCAAAAACGGTATTGGGATAAACAATGGAAAGAAGCTACTGATAAAACTTTTATTGAGTGGTTTCTTAGTTGAAATTTCAAACTATTAAAAATCAGCCACATTATGTATATGATAGTGTGGCTGAGTTTGAAGCGTTTAAAAGTGTTACAGGCATCGTACCAAAGATAGTTGAAAATTGGAGGGATGGAGAAGAAGGGCAGTGGGTTGTTGCTGATGACGGAGGAGTCGTTCAGTTGTTGAAAGTTTCTAATTCTCTTAAACATCCACATGATGGAAATTATAAATATTCACAAGGTTGGTGTAGAACAGTAGTTGGTAGTTTTAGGATTAGTGAAAAAGAATATATGGATACTGATTTTAAACAACATGCCAATAGATATGTATTTAGTAGAACATTAAAGAATGCTAACGATAATTTTAAGAAAAGAAAAGATTTAACTAAACAGGAATATGAATTTTGTTTATATGTTAAACTTGGCAAAGCTATACATCAAGCTGCGAGTCTTGCTTATAATATCAAAGATGAAGACAAAGCAAGAGTAAAAGCATTCTTATTATTAAAACAACCAAGAATTATGAGTGAAATAAAACAAGCAGTAAAAGAAGTGTTAGAAAATAGAGGTATTGACCATGCCACAATTATTGATGGTTGGGTTGACCTATGGAAGAATGGTGTATTAGAAAACACTAAATTAATGGCACTTGGTAAATTAACTAAGATTGTTGGGACTGAAGAGAAAGAAGAACCAAATGGAGGGCAAGGTAGTTTTCCGTTACCAAATGGTACTCCTGTTCTTGGTGCTGTCTTTGATGCTAACCAACTCAGTGCTGCTATGGGTGCACCAAAACCTGTTAAGTCAATGGAAATACCTCAAGAAGCAGAAGATATTAGTGATATTAGTACACCTATTGCTAAAGTAAATCCTGAGGTTGTGCAAGATTAAAATGGAACAATCTCACATATATAGTAGTCCTGTTTATAACATTGGTGTAGAACAAAACGCCAAAAGAATTAAGAATCGCCTTGACATTAATAACTTGCCAAATGTTACTCCCATCGACAAAGGATTGTACCTTGGCTGGAACTGTACAATCTCCTTCGGTAAGTTATTTTTGCCTGGCGATTTTATGCAATCTGAAAATTCATTTGCTCACTATGAGATAAGTAGAGAACTTGAACAAAGAACTACAAGACCACTTGCTATAATCATAGCACGTGACCATGCTAAGACTACAATTATTAAAGCACATATTGTAAGAGATTTCTGTTATACAAGAGCAAACATGTTAAAGTTTGCTGAGTGGACAACAAATCCTGATTTGAAACAATATTGGATTGAAGAAGCAAAAGCAAGACTTCCATTGTTCTATGGATGGGTTTCCAATACAACCAAAAAATCTCAAGAGAATGTAGCATATGTTGCTAAGGCAGTAACTGAGAATACTGCTATCACTTCTGTCTTTGGTAATTTGAATGGTAAGCCGTATGGGAAAACATGGACTAAAGAAGAAATTGTAACAGTAAATGATGATAAATTAATTAGTCGTTCTAATTTATCAAGTTTACGTGGAGAAACTCATTCTTCAATGGTTGAAGGTGTATTAAGTACAATAAGATACATTAAGGTATTCATTGATGATGCTGAGAATGAAGAGAATACCAAAACAAGAAATGCAAGACACAATCTTGTTAACACAATAATGAAAGGTATCTATCCTGCTATTGATAAAGTAAGGGGTAGAATGTATTTGATGGAAACTCCTGTTCATTATGCCTCGTTTGCTCAAAAGTTATTAGATGAGAAAAATAGAGCAATTAAAGAAGGCACTGTTGATAAGATGTTATGGAAAGTTATTAATTATGCTGCTACTCAACCAGGGAAACCTGGTGGAGTGTTATGGCCGGCAAGGTATCCTAAAGAGAAACTTGCTGAACAATTAGAAGTTTATAGACATTCTCCTGGTGGTGCTTCTGGATATTATCAAGAATTTGAACTATTAGTACAATCAGAGGAAACTGCAATTTGGATTCCTGAACATATTAAGTACTGGGATGGAACTTTTGTTCCTAAGAATCAATTAGGTTATACTGCTTTAATAATTGGTGGAGAGGTTATTCCTGTTAAGACATATTTAGGATGTGACCCTTCAACTGATATAGACACAAGGAATGCTGATTTTTCAGCTATTTGTGTTATAGCAATTGATGCTAATTGGAGAGTATATGTACTTGAATATGTACATGAAGTTGGATTGCCAAATATTTCATTACGAGGACAGGATGGGAAGATTATAGGACAGACTGGGATAGTCAACCATTTAATGGACTTATACCAAAAGTATGAGTGTGACCTTGGTACGATTGAAGATGTTGGAATGAACAGAGGTGTGTTCCAAGCCTTATATGCTGAACAATTAAGAACTGGTAGAATGAAAGATGGGTTTCTACCAGAGCCTCCAGGTGGTAAAGATAAACACAACAGAATTTATTCTGGTCTTGCTACTCCAATGGCGATGGGAATGATTCATATAAGAGAAGGAATGCGTGATTTAAAATATCAAATATTAACATTTGGAGAGAGAATGATTCATGATGACTTAATAGAGTCATTACATTTGGCTTACTTAAATGCTTCACCTCCAAGACATGTAATAATCAATCAAAGTACAAAAAGAGCAGAACCAAGACAAAGACCAGTCGCTAAACCGTGGACACATATGTAGGAGAACATTATGATAACGTCTATTTTAACCAGCCAACAAATGAACGACCCAGCAGGTCAAGCTTATGCTTTGAACATGTATGGGAATAATGCACACAGAGCGAGATGGTCTCGAGCTGGAGTTGAAAGTCTTAATTTTTATGTAAATGAACAATTAAGTGCAGATGAGAAAGAATCATTAAAAAATTCAGGTATGCCAATATTCACTGTTAATAGAGTAACATCTATTATAGAGATGATGAAATACTTTGTGACTGCCAATGACCCAAGATGGAGAATTGTTGGAACTGAGGGTAGCGATTCAGATATGGCACATGTTCATAATGTAATAGCAGAATACTGTTGGTATATATCAAATGGTAGAAGTTTATATTCCGGAGCAATTCTTGATTCTTTATTAAAAGGTCTTGGTTGGTTAAGTGTATCATTTGATGCTAATATGGATAGAGGACATGGTGAAGTTGTATTTGGACAACCAGATACTGATGATGTAATTGTTGACCCATTAACAAGAGATGTTTTATATAGAGATGCTGGATGGATTCAGATACATAAGAAACTTCCAAGACATTTATTAATGGCTAAACTTCCACGTTATATGAATAAGATTAGTGCTGCTTCATCTGTATTTAATGTAGCTTCTAATTTAACATCTGGTCCAATGTTACCTGGAGATGCTCAAGCAGTTACAAGACCAGAATTATATGGTGAAATTAGTTATGATGTTACTGCTACAATGTCAGATATGCTTGATTATTATGAAACATATTCAAAGGTAAAAGTTCCTTTCAAATATATTCTTATTCAGAAACCGCCATCACAACCAGAGATTCAACAAATTCAAAATTTAGTTGCTATTGAGATGAAGGAACTTGAACAGGAGTTAGCTGTTCAGGTTAGAGAAAAAGAACTTGAATTACAGAAGGCACTTGAAGCTGGTAAAATTATTCCAGACAGATTTAAACTTGAAGTAAAGAAACTTGAGAATCAAGCAAGAGACCAAATTGCACAAACAAGAAATGAGCGTATTTCTGATTTGATTATGAATGCAACTCTTGAACAGAAGTATGAATTGAGTATTAAAGAATATGAAATAATGCTTCAGAAACAACCAAGCATCAAACAGTATATTGTTAATCAAGCAGATTTTTATAAGACAAGAGTTAAGTTAGTATGTTGTGTTGGTAATCAAACATTATATCAAACAACATTACCAATTAGTGAATATCCTTTAGTACCTATACCTTATCTACATGTTGGAACTCCATATCCAGTAAGTGCAATGTTACCAATGATTGGTAAACAAAAAGAAATTAATAAAGCACATCAAATTATGATTCATCATGCTAACTTAAGTTCAAGTTTGAGATGGATATTTACTGATGGAGCAATTGATGAAGAGGAATGGAAAAATTATGCTTCAAGTTCTGGTGCTTTACTTAGAGTAAATAAAGGACACGAAGCACCAACTCCTATAATGCCACAACCAATTAATAATGCTTTTTATACTATTGAGATGAGTGGTAAAACTGACCTTGAATTTATATCTGGACTTCCAAGTAGTTTGTTTGGAGATTTAAGTTCAAGTCATGAAACATATAGAGGTATGTTAGCAAATGATGAGTATGGTACAAGACGTATTAAATCATGGGTTAATAATGTAATTGAGCCAGCACTTGAATTACTTGGGAAAGTACATCAAGAATATGCTCAAACAATGTATACTGCGCATAAAGTATTTAGAATTGTAGAACCAGGTGCAGATGAAATGGTTAAATCTGTAGAGATTAATAAACCACAGTACAATACATTTGCACAACAAATAGGTAGATACAATGATTATCAAAAAGCACAGTTTGATACGAAGATAATTCCTGGAGCAACATTACCTGTTAATAGATGGGCAATTAGAGATGAATATTATAAATGGTTTGAAGGCGGATTAATAGATGATATTGCAATGTTAGAACAAACTGATATTACTAACAAAGACCAACTTGTAGAAAGAAAAGCTAAAGTAAATCAGTTAATGCAACAGGTTAAGCAACTTGGAGAACAAGTTGATAGAGATGAACAAATTAAGAAGCAGTTAGAAAATCAAGTAGTACAGTCAAGATTGAATGAAACTGAAGCTAAGTTAACGACAAGAATGACTGGTTCTGTACTTGAAACTGAACAACAGCAAAAATTACTACAAGGATTAATGGCTGGAGTTATGGAACAATTTGAAGCAAAGATGGATTTAGCTATTGAAAAGAAACTGATTGCTATGGATAGAGCTAATCAATCAAAGAGTGCTCATGCTGCTTAGACGAACTGAAAACTAAAAAAAAAGTTATAACGATTAAAAAAAGTATTAGGAATTTTAATAAAAGTTTAGTAACTTTAAAAGGAGAAAAAATAAGAATGCCAAATAACTTAAATACTGGAACACCTGACCCACGGGCAACTATGTACGGGCAAGGATTGAAGCCTTCCCAACAACCCGCAAGTCAGCCAACTAATGTACCTCAAGGGATGACACAATCTGCTGTCCCAAGAGAAGGATTGTTTGGTGACCCTATTGTAAATGCTCAACCTCAGCCTGGAATTCAAACTTCGCCTGGTGTTAGTGCAAATGTACAAGTAGTGGAACCACCTGCTAATCCTGCAAGACAAAATATATTAGATTTATTGGACAGAAATTTAACTCCACAATCAACACGACAGGCAACCTCACAAAATAATGTGAATCCCTCTAATGTGAATCGAAATCCAGCTCAACCGATAATTGGAAGCGACGGGAAACCACTAACTTATGAAGAGTTAGCAGCTCGTTACCAAGCATCAAGTGGTGCTGGTCGTGCAGAGAATGACAAGGTCAAAGAAATGGAACAAAAGCTTGAAGGCTATAAAGCGTATGAACCTATCATAAATGCAATGCAACGTGACCCGAATCTTATTAATCATATGGGAGAATATTACACTGAAGGTAATAAAACTCCAGCAAATGTTCTGCAAAAGCTTGGCTTACCAGATGATTTTGTGGTTGATATGGATGAAGCGGTCAAAAATCCAAATTCCGACTCTGCTAAAGTGTTTAATGAGTCAATGAAAACCGTTGCTAAATCCGCAGTTGGAGAGTATGCACAATATCGAAATAAAATTGATGCACAAACGAACCAGAAAAAAGAATTTCAAGCCGCAACTGGCTTGGATGAAACTCAGATGGCTCAATTCCAAGAATGGGGAAAAGGCAAAAAGTTGAAAATGACTGATTTATATGCACTTTATCAAATGGAACATGGACAACCGATGGCTACCCAGATTCAGAATCAAGAGAATCGTAATGATTTGAACTATGTCAACGAAGTGCAGAATATACCACCTTCACTTGGTAATGTAGGTTCACCAGGAAATGGCTTTAGTTCTGATGACCAGGTATTCATGGAAGTATTTGGTATCAATTTAGAAAAACAGAATTTGTTTGGATAATTAAAATAGGAAACTAAACAAGTTCTATCAATTGGGAGATTGATAAAATGCCTGATGATTATGCTGGAATAACTCTACCGTCTGGAAGTGGTGTACCGCATACCGTTGACCATCCCGCAACTTCATTTAACGTTACAGATAACGAAACAACTCTGAACGTTGGTGATTTAAGGCGAGGGTACAACTTTGGTAATATGTATACATTGCTTTCATATAAACGTGACCCATTTTTGCATTTCGCAAATACGTTACAAGGTAGAAAACGATACACCGATGACCCCAAATGGAAATATACTACTAAGCGAAAAACCAGTGCTTATAAACGGTACGGATATGTTGTTGGTATTGATGCCGATAATACAGTATCTGCTGACGTTGCATATAGTGCCGCAAGTCCTGCTGCTTGGACTACTTTTTTAACAAGTGGTGCAAGTGGAGCATTTAAAATAAGTGCTTCGAATGCTTTAGCCGATGTTTCTTTAGGGCAATCTTTCTCTGTCTTGATGGCAAGTGATTATAAAACTGCTGGAAATATTGTTAATCCAATTGGTCGTACAAGTGCCCATAGTGACTTTATAAATTTGGGTGATTTAGGTACAAGACCAAATTGGTTTTTACCACAGCAAGTAATAAAAATCCCAACCGCAAGTACAAAGGGAGGAACAACTGTTGCTGATTATGTTTTAGCGAAAATTAATTCAGTTTTTAACTGGACTTATACTAATTCAACAACTGGTGCAGTTGCTAAACATGGTGTCGTATTAAATTTAACATTAGTAAAAGTTCCATTTACAAGTACAAATGAATATCCTGTCGGATGTGGTGACACAACATTATTTAGTGTTGAACACACAACGGGGACAAGTTCACTTGCACAACATTTGGAACCTGCTCGTACTTACATTGTAGGTACAGTATACCACGAATTAAGTGGTTATGGTGAAACATGGCGTCCACAGCCATATAGCACTGAAATTGGAATGAACCAAATTTTTAAAGTGACAGCAATGATGAGTAATCGTGCTCGAGCTACGTCGTTGAAATTTGGTGGAAATCCTTGGCAAGAAGAGTGGGAAGATAAGTTTCTTGAGATGAATTGGAACATGGGTCAGACAATGTATTTTGGCGACCAATGGGAAGATACTGCAACTGGAGAAACCTATACAGAGGGAGCAATTAATTACACTTTAAATAATGGTAATCAATTTACATTAACAACTTCTACTAAAACTATTGATGATTTCTTAGAGGATTGGAGTGCTTTTAATGACCCTCGATATATGTATTCAGAATTAGGTAATATTGTTTACTTCTGTCGTTCCGATGTTTGGAATTGGTTACATATGGTAGGTGGGTTCTTCCAAAATAATTTACAAATGTCACCGAATATGAACTTTATGTTCAATAGACGTGGCTTACTAAATGGAGTTCAGTATAGTCAATTCTCAGTTCTTGGTGGAAACTTTAACATAATTCGAGACGTTCATCTTGACGGTACACATGTTAAGATGGTTGGTCTTTCACTTGACGATGCTTTCGTAAGACCTTTGTTTGCTAACGGATACAATCGTGACATGACAGTTTACCCTGCAGTTAAATCCATTGAAAATAGTGGTGAAGATTATAGAGTTGACTTGATTCAAGCGGATGTTGGTTATCAATTTGGTGCTAACGAAAAAATGTCAGTTTGGTTATAGGAGGATATAATGCCGTTATTTGATAAAGGTAGAACATCCGGTGGCTATAAATTAGCTGGACATGAACAAGGCGAATTAAGTGCTAAAGATGTAAATGGATTAAGTGACTTAGCTATTACTTTAGGATTAGGTAGTACTGCTGCACATCTTTTTGTTCAGAGATTTAAGCACACTATTCCTTCAGGAATTACAACCGATAAAGCGTTCACAAGTACAGTAGATTCAATGCAAGTGTTGGGTGGCTATGTTGAAATTGATGGAGCGGAAGGTGATTATGATATTGATATAGGAATTACTGATTCTGTTACAAGTCTTGTCAATGATTTAATTGAAAATCTTGTTAATAGTGAAGATGGTTATAATGGTAGAGCACCAGTGGCAGGAGAATATTTAACTTCTGGTAAAGATGTTACTATTACTATTACAACTAATGCCGCTGCAACTAATACTAAACCAATAACCATTTACATAGCATTAATTTGTCGCGAACCAGTAACTTCGTAAGGAGGTGTGATATGAGATTACTCAAATTACTAACCTTATTAAGTTTATTGGTTGCATTCAGTTTTGGTCAGACCAAATACTGGATTGCAAGAGAACCAAATTCCGTTGTTACTGCGAGTGAAGCACAAGCTGTAGCAGAATTAGCTGATGCTATTGATGGAATATCATCTGCTGAAGCCG